GTCTGCAGGTCAACTGCATAGGCAACCGAATTGCCCACCAGATCCCCGTTATCCAGCTGCTGGTAAAGTGACGGCCACTTGATACGCAGGCGAACGGCAGATAACTGCGTGTTGGTAAACGTGCGCGTCCAGGCGGTGGCACTGGATACCTCCGTGCCGACACTGATTTCGTTTTCTGATCCGGGCATGCCCTGAATATAGGGCTGAGCCTGATTACCCGGTCGGAAATCCCAGGCGACGCCGGAAAAGTTCCGGGAGCCGTCCGGGTTTTCAATCGGGGTACCATCCAGAAAAATATTGCGCCCTGTAAGCCCACCAGCAAACTCCCCCTCGCCCAGGCCAAGCAGGATTTTCGCTTTTGCCACCGACTGGAGATCGTCCGGCTGTTCCGTCGGCGTGCGCTGTTTGGAGCCGCCGCCTTTGCGCCCTTTGATAAGTTCTGCCATGTTGCGCCCATAAAAAAACCGCCAGGCGGCGGTGACTGTGAGGAAATAAAAGGTGGGGGGGTTATTGCTGATCTTCGACGTAAATCCCGGCGGAAATTATCGCGCCACCAATACGGCGTTTTCCGTAGCCAATGGGTACCGGATAACCCTGCGCAGCTGTATTGGTCACGCCGCCGAACGCATAAGATGCCCGGTTATCGGCATCCTGTTTGCTCGAGAGACCTCCTGGCTGAGGAGAAATCATCTGTGTCACGCCACCGATAGTCATTGCTGCGCCAGCCGCAAACATCAAGTTACTTGCAGCAATCCCGATGCCGGGCATCCAGATTGATATTGCCACCAGCACAGCACCAAATATTGTTTGCAGCACTCCTGCCTTTTTACTTCCAAGAATAACAGGAACAATACGGATAATTTCTTCAGTAACCGGAAAACCGAGGTCATCTTCACCGACATTCTTTTTTCCACGAAACACTGCATAAGTTAGCCCGCGCCGGTGACTTGAAATCATAAATTGTTCAAAGCCCTTAATCGTAGCGGCCAGCGCACGTGGGGCTTCATGAATAGTGCTAATTAAACGATAGTGCGTTTTACCAAATTGCTTGCCAAGAACCCCGCCCAACTCAATCCTCGTTGTTATTTCCTGCATAATATACCTCCATAAAAAAACCCCACTTATGGGGCTTTTTGTTGTTTGGTCATTATAAAAGTGAATCATAATGTTCAATAAACAGCGGCCTAATTTCAATAGGAAGCCCTGCAATTAGCCGATCTATTTTAACTTGATACTTATGCTTAAGTTGTTCTTTTGAAAGTTCAACCGAGGCGCCATGGCTAATAAGCTCTGAAACCGCAGCCCTTTCACTTTTAATTTTCTTAACCAACTCTTCAACAGCAAGCTTGTCAAGGGCAAATGATCCTGCCTCACGTTTAAAATAAACACTCGGGAGCCATTTATCATCCATATCTGACGAATCTAAATTTACGTCATTTTCTAAATCACTACCACAATGCTTACATTTAATGGCTTCATATTTTATATACTCAGCGCAATAAGGACATTTCTTTAAACTTTTATCACTAACATTCCGCGATTCAATTTTTTTGTTGTCAGGCTTGATTAGCACCGCATGGATTATAGCAACGATAAATAGCGCAGCACCATATATCCACCACCCAATAAAGGAACGCCCTTTACTTTTAGCGATCGCAGCCGGAATCAAGCCAAGCAGCATTGACAATATAATAAATTCCATTTTACCCCCTAATTATTCCAAATAAAATAATCATAACAGGGCGATGCTAAACTACCAAGCATGTGGCACATCAAACTTTAAATTACATGAATTTACACTTATGCCTTAAAACTTTCATCGTCCTCTCTAACCAATAGCCACCGTACGGCACCCGCTGACTGAGATGTCCGTACAGATGGTGAAGCAGCATATTGCCTTCGAGCAATACTCCGGCGTGGTTCCACTTATTCGACTGCACCTGCATAATCACCACGTCCCCCGGTTGTGGCGCGCCGGTGAATTCCCGGAAACCGCACTCATACCAGTTATCCTGGTAAAAATTATCCGGGTACTGGTCCTCCCACCAGGGGTAATCGACGCGGTAATCCGTCAGCTCGATGTCATGCGTCTGACGGTAATAGCTCATCACCAGACCCCAGCAGTCGTAGACGCCGAGAACAAACGGGCGCTCCAGCAGCGGGATTTCACCGCGCGGCATGATGGTACGTAAATCGCCTTCCGGCCAGCTGACGATATGCCAGGGCAACGCACTAAGGTCGCATTGCGCCTTGTCCGTTTCGCTCGGCTGAGTTGTTGCGTCAGGGTGGCTGTGAACGATGGCGGTAACCGTTCCCCAGTCTTCCGCCGTGGCGTAATCCTCCGGCGACATGTGAAAATGTTCTGAGGGTTCAGTAGCGAGATTGCGACAGGGGAAATATTTCTCCACCCTGCTTTTCTGCGCCACCACCCCGCAGCACTCCCGCGGATACTCCGCTTCTGCGTGGGCCATAATGGCCGCGATGGTCTTTTTACGCATGTCAGCTCCGAATGAGGGATGTACCCGGAAAACCGCCGAACGACAATTCATTGCCTTCACCGAACCGCAGTTTGCACGCGGTTAGTGTACCGTTGCATTCATCGCGGGACGGATCATCCACAGGATTGTTGTTTTTGTCGAAATATCGCGTCCCGGCGTAATCACAGCCATCACCGGTACGGTATTTGTTACGGATACACCAGGTGCAGAGGGAGTGAAGCTGGCGTGTCGGGATCATCAGTCCCTGCAAATCCATCGGGCTCGATAACGCGAACTCCACCACCTCACTGGTTTCAGAGGTTTTCGCGTCGATATACCAGACCTGCAGTTTTTCCTGCGTGGCATCTGCCGTCGGGTTTCCGCCGGGAAAGTTACGCGCGTCGAGGTATTGCGCCAGCGTGTCATGAATAGTGACCTTCGCCTGCAGCATATCGTCATACGCAAGGCACAGCGCCGTGACAGAACCATCAAGATTGGCAACACGAAAGACCGGCTGCGCACTTTCGCCCCCCGTCGATTTTTCTATCCCTTCAATCTCACACGGCCAGGCCTTATATTCCTGACCCTGCCACCAGATGCTTTTTGCAGCCAGTTTTGATTCGTCACCGCCGGCGGCGAGTATTTCAGCTTCAGAATGGGGAATGCTGTGACTGTGGAAGCGCATAACCTCCCCCACGCCGAATGCCGTGCCGTCGACAGAAAAAAGCCGGACTGTGTCGCCCGGCTCAAGTTTCTGGTAATCGCTGTTGATCATGGTGCAAACGCCTGTTCAAAGGTTGCAGTAATTGTCATTACCGTTTTGCTCTTTATGATTTTCTGAAGGCTGTCAGCCTCAACCCGCCATAAAGCGAGATCACCGAAAGGCGGTTTAAACGAGAAGGATTTTGTTTTATGACGCCGGAGAAAAGCATAAATCTGCAGGCCCAGTTCTGGTCGCCCGGTAAAGGAATATTCGTAGGTCAGGGTCTCGCTGTTCAGCCCTGAGCCGCTGACCTGCGTATAACCGTCGCCGAACTGAACTTTACGGATCGTGTCGGTGCTTTTAGTTGTGGGCTGACTGGCCGACTGAATGGACCAGGGAAAGGATTCAATAGCCATGTATTATCTGCCTCTGGTTGCGTTCCAGATAAGACCACCAGGACGCACTGCTTTAGCAATGCCATCATTAACAGCCTGCGTAATGACCTGCTGGTAAGCCCGCCCGAGTTGGTCTCCGGGTGGTTGCTTCGTTTCGTTCTGCGGGGAGGTGACGGACACAGGCGCATAGACGCTGACACCAAAAGGCGCGGCGACGGCTGTTGACCCACCACCGACAAGGCCACCCGATGCGTAACCCCGCATCAGGTTATAGAGATTGCCCACGCCGAGGCGGCTGGTTGCCTCTTTGGTAAATACGAACTCGCCACGGTGAACCACCCCAGCAGGCTCGTATTTCCCCCCGGATCCAGTGTAACCGCCGGTGGCAAAGCCCATTGCCGTCGTGGCCGAGTTGACCATTCCCACCAGCGCCTGCTTCATCAGTATTTGGGTAAGCATGGACATAATTGATCGCGTGAAATCCGACCAGCTTGCTTTGCCGTTAGTGAGCATTGCTGCCATGTTTTCACTGATACCGTCAAACGCGGTGGAGGCTAATGATTCCATCTGGCCGTACGCGTCAGAAGCTGAATCAACATAGTTAGCCCATGCGGTTCGTGCCCCTGCCTGCCAGTTACCGCGTAACTCGTCCTGAGCCGCATAAAAATTCCTGAGCGACTCCAGTTCCTGCCGGTACCCTTCGTCCGTTTCCGTGCCTCCTGCATTCTTCCAGCCCTGCAGCAGCTGTGCTTCGTCCAGACGGCGCTGTGTTTTACGGCTACTCATCCCGGCACTTTCCGTCAGTGCCCGGGTTTTTTCACCCATTTGCGTCGAATACTTCAGTGACCTGTCCTGTAGATCATTCAGCCGCTCCTGAATTAACTTTTCATCACCAAGGCGGGCGTTTATTTCCGCCTGGGCAAGAATTTTATTCTTATTGCTGAGAAGTGATTTTTCATCGGCACTCAATGCGCGGTTTTTCGCGGCGTTCTCCAGCACGGTAAACCTGGCCTGCTCTTTCCATAGGTTTTTCCGTTCCTGACTGATGCTGTCATTCAGACCGCGGTGCTGGCGCAATACCTCCAGCTGCGCCTGAAGTTCGAGTGTTTGCGCGCTGATCGAATCTGACGCTTTAACACCACCAGGCGTGGTGGTTTTGGCGGGCTTTTTAAGGGAGCTCTCGTATTCCTTTTTCGCTGCAGCCATCAGGGTGTTGTAGCTTCCCTGAAGGATGCGCCCTTCCTGCAAAGCCTTGTTCAGCTCCTTCTGTTTACTGGAATATTTTTCCAGAGCAGTCTGCGACTTTTCATATGCGGCCTGCGCCTGAGAGGCATAACTAACTCTATCCCGCTCAATTTTGGCCTGAGTTTCTTTCCCCTGAGAAGCCAGAGCCTCAATATCTGCCTGCTGCTGCGCCATTTCTAAGGCAGCACGGGCACGATCAAGAACTTTTTTATACTGCGAACGCAGTGAATCAGATACACCTGAACCAGTCGCGTTTTTATCGAAGTTGGCCTGGGCAATATCAAACTGCTGCTGCGCTTTTTTCAGCAACTCTGCACCGGTATCAGGCCGACCGATATCAAGGATTTTGTCCCACATCGACTTAAAGGCGTCGCCGACTGTGTTTGCCGCACGCTCCAGCGTGCCCATATTGCCTTCAATGGCACGGGTCTGCCGTTCAAAACCTTCAGTCGCCGCGTCGTTTGCAGCTTTCAGTGCGCCTGCAGCATCGCCGGAGCGCTGGAGCTGTGCCACATGCTCAATCTGTTCAGCCGTCACGTTATGAAACTGCTGCGCCATGGCAATCAGGCCGGATGTGGGATCGCTGGTCAGTTTTCCGAACGCCCTGGCCACATCCTCAATCTCGAGACCGCTTTTGTCCGCGAACTCAGTAATGCTCACTGAAAGACGCTCGAAATTAGCGCCTGCAGCAACACCAGCATTTACCAGAGCCGTTAACGTCCCGGCGGCAGCCGAGAAGGTAATCCCGGCGCTGGCGGCGGCTTTACTCACCATCAGCATTCTTTCGGCAGTCAGGCCAGCAGTATTGCCGGAAAGCACCAGTGTTTTATTGAAATCGGAGAGCTGTGAATTACTGCGGTACCAGGAATACAGCATCAGCCCGGCTGTAACCGCAACAGCAGCCAGCGCCACATTAAACGGCGTGATAAATCCGCGTGCTCTGCCAAGATTCTCTGCAGCATCGGAGGCGTTATTAAAACTCTCCGCAAGTTCACCCGCGCTGTCGCTCGCTTCATCCGTGGATTTCTGCACATCACCACTAAAGCCGAAGAGCGCATCGCGCAGCGCCTGAAACATTGGCCCAAAGCCGCCGAAGCTGTCTTTCACCTGCCC